CTAAGCCATTGAGATCGCGCGCTGAATATTGTCGTACCAATCGGCGGGGTATCCGATGAGGCAGAACTGATCGAGCGCAAAAAGGACAACCGATTCGTCGCCCTCAGCGATCGCCATCCCAGCTTCCTTGGCCCATGGCGTCGTGTAGTCGCTAATTCCCACCAGGTGGCTGGACTTGGCTGGAGGAAAGCTCAGCGTGCCCGGCAAACTGACTGATTCCTGCGCCTGAGCGAGATTGCGGTCACCGGTATAGGTGAAGTTCTCCGTTTTGAAGCACGCAAGCGCCGCGGGCGTCCAATAGTTTGAGGGAAGATTTGCGACCTCGGTAAATGGATAAGCATTCGTGTCGGGCGGGTATAGCACTTCAAACTGCGTCTGCGGTAGAACGGCCTGCACGTAAGAGATAATCGCGGAAGTAAAGAGCCCAATCAAGCCAGGAAGGAACACAGACTCTTGAGGAAAGCTCGACGGGTCAACGGTATTGCCGGAAATCAACGAGATTGGCCGGTTGTAAGTGTTTTGGAACTGCTGCTGGGTGTAAGCATCGTAGAATGGCATGCTAGGCTCAGCATCTGGAAAGTACCACCATTGAACTTCGCCAAATTGCAGATAGGGCGCTTGGCCGGCGGTGACTAAAATCTGCGCCATCTCAAGGTGTGCGCTTTGCCAAAACGACAGGCTGGTGGGTGAAAAGTTCGTTTGGATGGCCGGCGTGTTAAGAATCACGGGACCCTGGTTATAGTATCGCTGCGCCATCCCCGCCGAGAGAGAAGGATCAACGAACTGCAATTCCGTACTGAATGCCGCGGTTGCCTGGATTCCATAGCCAGTCAGCGCGGTAAAGAAGCTGGTGCACCAGTCGATCGCGGCGCGGTTCAGCGCGTTTCCCGCACTGAGGTCGGTTCGCCAGCCGATAGCCGTACCCGCATCCTGAAAGGGAACGCCGCTTGGCGAGCCATCAACCCCACCTGCAAGAGTCGGTCCGCTCGTTTCCGCGGTAAATGCACTGAGCGCTGTCTGCACCACGCTCACCGAAAGAGTGATGGAGTTTCCCTCTGTCCCCATCGCGCGGGCGGTAATAGTTAAGACATCACCGGAAGCACTTGCCCAAATACCCGTCGATCCGCTGTTGATCTGCAGAACGAACCAAGTTGCAACCGTCGCGGGAGTATCACCTTCAAGATGAAGGTGAGTCATGATGGTCGAATCGACAATCAGCGTGGTTTGAACACTGATCGACGATACACCCCCAAATGTGACTGTCGCCGCCGCGTAAATCTGGCCTTCCCGAACGAGCTCAAAGAACCACAATGCCCCCTGATAATGATTGGCGCGTCCCGTGAAACCCAGCTTCTGAATCAACCAGGCGGTACGCTCCGGCGCCAATGCGATGGAATGATAAGTATCCCAATCCGTTGCCAGTGTGAGCAGGTTGTTCGTCGATAAATCCGGGAGATCTACTGAAGGATAAGCAATCTCAATAAAATCAAAGTAAAAGTAAGTTCCCTGACTTCCCGTGAATTCCACGCTCACCCGGTGCGTTCCCTCGGCAAACGTTCCGAGAAGGATTCTGACCAACTCATCGTCCGACAGATTCAAATTGAAGTTTTGCGTCGCTCCATCCACTGTAACTGTAATGAGACCTCCGACGGGAGTGTAACGCGTACCGAGGAAAAGCTGGTGCGAAGCCGGCTCCGTGTAAGAGCACGCCACCGCGCTAAGCGGCGCTACCGTGTATGCGATCGATCCACCGGAGAAATTGCCGCGGTTGTCGGCGGATGGCGACCACGTTCCCGTATAAGAGAGGATTGTTGAATCATCCTCGATTCGATGTGAACCCGGACCCGCGACGCTATACGCCTGATTTGTACCGGTTACGGTCCAATTGGACACCACGACCTGAAATTCAGTGCGCGCGAACGTTGCGGGTTGAAGGTCTGCCGCATAAGTCCAGCGCATCTTTCGGACGTTCGTCGCCGAAAACACTTCGCCGGTATCCGCGTCCGTCAAGGCTCCAAACGGAATCGTCACTTGCCAGGCGCTGGGTGAGGTGCCATTGCTGAACTGCTGGAATTCCGGCTGCCATACTTCAGTGGCCGCGCCGAATACGGTTCCGTAAGCCCCCAGGCGATTTGCATTTTCTCCCAACGATGGATTGGTCAAAGTAAGCGTAATCGCGGAGGCGTTGGCCGTGGCGAGCGCCGTAGTCGAGATGGAGTTGATGATCGCAGCAAGTGCGGACACGGCGCTCACGAGCGTGTCACCGTCGGCAATCGTATAGTTGTAATGCTCCGATCCGTTCCACTCCAATTCGATCGCATCGCCGGGTGTGGCGCTGCCGCTCAAGACAAAGGTTGTCGAAGCGGGTGCGAAAACTCCGGCGGATGGAACAGCGAGCGGTAGAAGGCTCACCCGCCGGAACAGGTCTCCCGATCCAGTATCAATCCAAAAACGCAGATACGGCCAGTCGACGGTTGGGTACAACTCAGAATCTATCGGAATGCAACTGCTCCGCGTCTCTTGATAAGTCAGCGTGAGTCCACTTAAATCGCCGTCCGGAAGAGGACGAAGCAGCGGATGCTCAAAGGTGTTATCGCGATTCCATTCGATGACTGCCCAATCAGATTGCTGCCGCCAACTTCCTGAGACCGTGAACCCGCTGGCACTTGTGGAACTTAATGCCGCAATCGCAGACGGAATTTGAAAGTAACAGATCAGATCGCGATCGGGCGTTAGCTTCTGTAGATTTTCAGGCATGTCTCAGACTCGGATAATTACTGTTAGATCGCTGCCGGGAGTGGTCAGCCCAACACCGGTTATGTCAATGCTCAGGAGATCCTGCGCCAGCAACGGAGGGAGAGAAGCGCCATCCAGCGCGACTGTCATCGTCGTCGATCCGTCCGGAATCGCCAGCGCACAGTAGAACGTTCCATTTAAGTTCAGGTTAATCGCAATTTCGGCCCCGCTGGGAGCTTGTTTCACGACCGCGTAGATATCGCGAACCGCCTTATTTGCATCAAGGATGACATCTGGCGCGGCGCCGGTCTGTATGGCGAGGAAACCGCCTATCTGGAATGAAAGCTGGCCACCGGAAAGCGTGCGGAGCGAACCGTCCTGCGAGCTGGTGAAGTTGGTGGACGCCGTTGGGCTCGCGCCTTGAGAATTAGTTACAAAGAGTTCCGCACTGACGAGCCGCACGTTCGGGAAGATTACCGGAAAGCTCCAGCTTCCGCTGGCCGGGCTGCCAAAGAAATTCTTGGCGAAAGGCACGATGAAGATTTGCTGCAGCAGAGCGAAGATCGAGGCCCCGGCAGCATGTGACGCCGCAGTCGTGCCGTGCGCTCCCCGGACGCAGGTAAGTAACATCCCCGTGTTATCTATGCTTGTGAGGCCGATTACTTCGCTGTCAATGAGAAGAAACAGTGGAAGAGTACCCTGGAAAGGCACGCTGATGGTTAGCTGGATGTCGGTAGGCGCAATCGCCGTAGTAAGAAGGCAGGCCGCTACCAAATTCATTTCGTCGAGGTAGAAGAGTTGGTAGGTTCCAGCAGTTACCGTGGAAACGTTTGTAAAGTCGGAAAACCCGAGTTCGCCGAAGACCAGGGTACCTCCACTATAGCCGGGACTGATGCCAAAGACCGGCGCGGGAGCAGGGGCCGAATCGACATTCTTGATGCCGGCCCCTCCAATCACCCATCTGGTAACCGGCGAGATAGAATAGGGTGCCTCGATGCCATTGCAGTTTGCCGCTCGCCCGGAGATTTCAACAATCGCACCCGACTGATTTGGAATCGTGAACTGGGCGGGACTGCTTCGGGTCGTGGATCCAAATTGATAGGTACTCGGAGCAACAACAAAGGAGCTGGTGGCGTCAGGCGTGATATCCCACGTTGTGGTCAATGTAAGTGTGGTGATGGTGTTCGTGCTCACCGTTCTCTCTTGCCCGGTGCCCGTGCCTCCCGTAATTCGAACCACCATACCCGCGTAGGCTGTGGGGATCATCTCAAGAATTTGAGAGCCGATCGATGTCGCGCTTGCTATCGTCGCCTGGACTTCGGGTTGTAGTTCGACTCGCCAATAAAAGTCCGCGTGGTCGTAGTTCGGATCGGGCGGCAAGACGGTGGTATTCGGGAACCCGGAATCGACAAACAGGTTCACCAACGGCAATGCGGATGCGATCTCGTACAGGTTGCTGGGAGTCTCGCCCCGATAAATCGAAAAGGCAGTCGCCAGGGTTGGGAAGCTCAGACCGGCGAGCGTAACCGCATTAGTCGCCGTACCCGGCGGCACTGAGGCGTGCACCAGAAACGACAGGCTGCTCTCCGAACCGCCGGTTCCTATGCTCGTCACCGCGTAGTAAAGATCCTGACCGCCGGCGAGTGTGCCGCCGGTGCTCGTGACGGTTGCGACTAACGAGATAAGTGGCGAATTTGGAGCTCCCGTTTCACTCGCGTTAGGGGCGGCGAAGCTGACAGCGGCAGAAACTGTTGCTGTTCCGTCGGGCGCTTGGGACCATGTCTCGACCACTCCGAATTGCAAGACGCCGTTCTGGTCAGGCACCACTCCGCCGAGCGGTCTGGGAACTCCTACCCCCGCAAATGGATTCTGATTGCTCCCGTCCGCGGTGGTCTGGCCATTTGTATCGTAGTACCACGTATCTTCGTGCCATTGAGCAGTGATCGTGGCGGTTCTGTAGTTTGGTCCCGGTTGGATTCGTGTAATTCGAAATGGCTGCCGCTCCAAACCCTCTTTCGCATAAGTAACCGCGATTATGTCGCCGGGAGAAAGTCCCAGCGCCTTGACACTGGTTTGAAACTCGATGGTGGTGTTGCCGAGGACGCTTTTTGAAAGGAAGAACTGTAAAATACGCGCCGCCTGGTCGAAGTGCGGCAGGCCCAAAACAGGCGTCGTGCTCGTTATTTCCTGGCCCGTCAAGCTCACGTCATCTGAATCGACAATCGACAGACTGTCCTGCTGGTAAGCGTTGAAGGCATCCTGAAACTCAGCGGCAAACCGATTGGGCGTATCCGCCGAGGACCGGGCTGACAACTTTACTGTCGACGCGCCGCTCGCGGTTCGCGCAATTCCCGTCGTCCCATTCGTACCGTCGCCGAACTCATACGCGGGCCACCCGCCGTTCAACTCCTCAGCCGCGTTGCTGTTTGCGGGCAGAGTTGGTTGCTGGAGCGCGATTGAGTTCTCCACGGAGAGCTGAAGTAGGCCATTTGATCCATAACGCAGGAAAAGGCGGCACGCGTTGCGTATGCCGCGGATTACATCCGAAGCCGAACGTCGATTCTTCAGAATCAGGTTGCATTGGAAGCGCGGCGTCATCACTGGGTTGCCGAACAGATCGGTCGTTGCAATCTGCTCGGCGCAATACGACGCGGTGGACGCGAACGAACTCATGTCCATTTCTGTCAGCGCCCAGCCGATGCTCAGGAGCAGATCGAGAATCACCCACGCGGGATTGTTCGAAAAGCTCGTGCCGAGGTTTGTGCCGTCCGCCCCATACTGTGGTACAAGCAACCCATCCAACAGAACTTGCACTTGCGGAAGGCTACTGCCGTCATTGATCAGGTTCGGAACAACCACGGACAAAAACGCGATGCTTCCGTAGGGATCGCCGAGTGGATTTCCGTTGGAGTCTGTGAAGTCCAGATTAAAAGCGCCGTTGCGCGTTCCAGGACTTACGAGGTTGTACCAGCCTGTACCCGTCATATTCTTCCCTGGCGACCCGGCCGGAATTTCAATTTGATTGACTAGAACTTTCTGTACATCCTGGATCTGGCCAATACCCAACACTAACTCCATGTGGGTCAAATTACCGTCGTTTCGCAGAAAGACGATCCCTGGGGCAAACCAACCCGTTCCGTAAATCATCGGTATGAAGTCGTTGTAGATGGCCAGGTTGTCATCTATCGGCGAGAAGTGGCTGCCTTTCTCGCCATAACTGCGTACAACAATTGTGGAAGGAACAAATTCGATCCCTCCGAAACGCGCCGTTGGCCGCAGTAAGGAGTCAACGCTGAACATGCCGTGCGACACGCAATCAGACCTTGTGTAGGCGCACGACGAATAGGGAGTACCGTCGGGGGCAAAAGAACCGACACCACCTGTAAAATCCGGCGAATATCCACAGTTATAGAAAAGCGAGTAAGGACCGGCAACACCTCCCGCAACCGCCTCTTGCCTTTGCGTCGAGGTAGTCGGGAAGGTCCACGGACATCGCATTTGAATCCGAACTTCAGGCAGGTTTACTCTCTGCAGCGATAGCCTGTTACTTGCACTTATCCTGAAGTTCGTCTCGGTTATCAGTTCGGGCGGATCTAATATACCCTTAAAAAGCACTTGAACCGTACTCGATGGGCCGCCGTTGGCGAAACTGTAGAAGACCATTGAGACGGTCAGTTGACCCCCTTTGACTCCCACGCTTCTCTCGATTTCAGAAAGCAGCGAATCTGCATTGGCGAGTTCGATGGTGATCCTGGGTAGCGTATCGACGCCAAGATCGGATCCTATCTGCATCTGGAACACGTTCTGCTTCAGGACGCGAGGCGCATAGACATTCCCATTTACGGTGGCCGCGTGCGTGCTCCATGACTCGACCGTGCCGTCTGCGAAGATGCAGTCGAACAGCAGGAGCGGTATATCGGAAATCGGTTGTTCTTTAGCTTGAAAGAGAGGAAGCATCGGGTTTCACTGTGCTGACGGCGAAAGAAGTGATATGGCCACGCTGCTTTCGCCTGGCCCTGTTGCTGTTACTACGATTTGGTTCCCATCGAAACGAGTGTTGGGAAAAATACCTGTCTGCGCGGAGGTCATCACATATGTTCCGGGCAGCGGTTGAGGCTCCGCCTGAAATCCAAAAACGTCAAGGGTCTGGCCAGCGGGGAGTTCCAAAGAAAAGTCGCAGGACGTACTGATGCTGCTCGTAAACGCAGTGTTCAGGCTAAAGCGGGTCCATGCCGAGCCGGTCTGAAGAACTATCGAGTCGACATTCGAACCATCCGAACGCGTGATCGTTGCCTCGGTGGCGGAGTCACTTCGAAGGTAGACGCTGAGCGCGCAAGGAGTGAAGCCGGGTATCGCTAGTGTCTGGGTTAGCGTCAAGGCACCCAGCGAGCTGTTTTCCACTTGGGTCGCACGTGTCGTGTTGTAAGGGTCCGTAATTCCTGGAGTCAAAGAAAGAAGACTGCTGGCCTGCCACACGGGCTGAGTAAAGTCCTCGCTATATGCGAACAAATTGCCTGCCGGGTCCAGGAAAAGAAAAGGCTGAAGCGGGCCTTCACAGAGTTCGTAAAACGATGTGAGACTTGCCGCTTCCGTGTCCGTGAGTCCGCCGAAACGGAGGTCCCATTTTATTTGGCTTGCCGTTTGGTCCCAGAGGGCGATCACCGAGCCGTCCTGACTAAGATTGAGGATCGCCCGCTCCGATCGACGCCTCCGAATCGGGTATTGAGCAGTTGCCCCGGTCGCGAGTTGTGGAAATACAAGCATTTATTAGGTCCTGTTCTCCCGAATTACAATAGTCGTCTTTCCAGATAAAGCGGCGGTGAAAATCAAGGCGAGCTCGCTATTAGACACGGAGCAGTTCGGATACACCGTGGTAGTTGAAGGATCGGTGAATGCAAAAGACTCCGCGGGCCCCTCATTTCCAAGGAAGAATTGCTCGATGGATGCCATTTCTTGTTCGTCAAGTTTGGCTAGATCAATCTCCCATTGGTGCAACACGGAGGGAGAATTGCGAAACCGTTGTTCGGATCCGTCCAGGAACCAGACAATGTCGGCCGTGTAGTTAAACGTGGTTTTGAGAGGATATTGCGCTACCGCGCCGGTCTTGAGAATTGGGAAGGCGGCCATATTCAACTCCTAACTGACTGTTCTATTACGCAGTGCATAAGCTCTTTCTTCCTCGGCGATCTCGGCGTCCAGTGTCAGGAAGCCGTCCACTTCTTTCGCGCTGCGAGACTCCACCGGACTTCCGCCGAACTTCTTCCACACAAGATAGCTCTCAATAATTCCCAGGCTGTCGGCACTGATGTAAGGCTTAGGGCACTCTTCGAGCAGAAGGTCGCCTTGAGCCCACACGGGTCTATGTGGAAGCAAACCTTCCGGCCGCAGGAATCCACAGTTTCTCTTGATCTCCAAGCCGCATCTCCGGCATTCGTCGCAGTTCCACGCGGCTTGTCCCTTGCGATGAAATCGGAATGCGACTCTTAGTTTTTTGCTTCGGGCCCCGAGAGACGGCAGGCGGCTTTCACATGCCCCAACGCCTCGAGGAAAAGTTCTTCCGGACCAGCCAGCAGCAAAGACAGAGGACCCGCCGTTTGGCCGTCGATCTCCAGCCCGTGCACTTCCTTCAATCCCCACTCAATGTAAAGCCGGTCGATCTCCGCTGACAAAAGTCCGGCCTCAATTTCATCGGACTTCCCAGCGCCCGCATGGAAGCACTCCCACCGAGGCGCAAGTCCCCGAATCAGCCGCATTAGCTCCACCCGCCGGCCGAACGACATTCGGTTGACAACAAACTGGACACCCGGGGAGCACTTAGACTCCCTGACCTCAAAGCTCTCGTAGGTCATGGCTATCCAAATGCGACCGCGAGCTCATCATCGCCTTGCCCTTGCGCCTGCGAACCTTTAAACTGCCATATCAATCGCGAGTCTTTATCGCTATATTGAGGCACTTCAGGCACTACACTCTTCATGTACACGCCAAACAGCTGGCCGGCCGTCTGTCCCATTTGAAATCCCGCTATGATGGGCGCTCGCTGTCGCGACGCCTGATAGAGTGCCACGGTAGCGGAATCGTCTTGGGCGTAAATCTCCATGTCCAGCAAGACAGTTCGCGCGCCCGGATTGATTGCCCTGGGCAGGATGCTTCCAAACTCCTCCGTACGCATATCAAGCGCGTTACTTAAGCTCACGTTCGCACTCGTTAGCGTCAAAAACTGAGAGGCGGACGCTCCTAACCACGCTTGTCCCAGGTGTCCGGGAACGATCGTAGTGGGGGGGGCGCCGAGGGCTGGTTCGGCTGGATATGCGGTGAGCTCCCCGGAACCCGCTGTGAAACTGCTGGAGTCGAGCACGTCCTGGGCCATCCCTTTAAACTGAAACTGTTGATAGTTCGCGTTAACCGACACCATCATCTGATTTACGGCGCAGCCGCAGAGTAGCCTTTGCACGGAGGTTGAAGGATCCCAATAGTCGAAGATGCTGACGCTTGGAAGTTCAGTAGTCGGAAGGAACGTTACAGTCTGACCTACCGGGCCATTTGGAATAGCGGAGAAAGGAGCGTTGACCATTACAGCCGTCGTGTTTTCCACGCTTGAAACGAACCGCATCTCACCCTGATATGTGATCGCCTGCCCAACTACCAGCCCGTGGGGGCTCGCGAACGTGACATAGGAAGTGGTTGACGACGCGGTCGCAGTTCCTCCCGCGAAATACAGCGGACTCGCACCAAGAGTCGCTTGAAACAAAGGTCCGTATCCTGGCATTGAACCAGTGGTCCACGAGGTCATGTAAGTCGTGAGGTCGAACTGGGTCTGCTTACGCATGCTGGCCAGCGCCCCGGAAAATGTTCGAGTCCCGGTCTTATCCTGACGAGCCGGCGTTTCGATCTTTTGTTGCGCGGTCATCGACACAGCCGGAAAACGGTTCGCCGCAACAACTCCGGGAACCTGACCGTAGGAAGCCTCAAGCTGGCAGTACCAGCGGTTGTTATTTGAAGATATGTATGCCACGTTTCACCTGATCTGCAATATTGGAATGTGCTGTTTGCTCAGACAATTAAATCGACGCTCAGGACGATACGTCCTGTTTGTATAAAGTTCTTACCGCCATGTTTTACCGGCCCAAAGGTGACCACGTACCCGCCGGGATAGAACATTCCGTTTCCCCAGTCGCCCCGTGATGCGTCCAAGATCTGACAGACGGCGGAGACATAAGTCTCCAGCGCCGCCTGAATGGTCTCTAATTGGTCTTGCGACTGTCGCACTTCGATTACGGTCTCCGCGGATCCGGAGAAAGTTCGGAACTTCTCCTTCAAGGTGTTACTCAGCTTTTCGCAAAAGATGGTAACCGTCGGATAGCTCAGGATAAGACTTTTCTCGTTCAGATCGGCGGAGGCGTTTCCCGTAACGACGGAGCCAAGCGCAACCGGGGCGACCGGTGAAAGGGTTGCGACGATGGTATTGAGTTGAATGTCTCCATTTGAAGGCGCGGTAAGAATGCTGCTGAGAGTGGATGCGACCGTGCTAGCAAGATTCATTTTTAGCCTCGCATGATCCTTCGCGGTAAATCCCTCGTGACATTTGGTGACTGCCCGGTACCGGGCGCGACGCCGCCGGCCACTCCGGGAAGAATAAATTGCCAAGTCGACCCAATCGCATTCGGCGTGCTGTTTTGCAGGGACAGCGTGCCGGGCGAGGTACCCCCGTACAAGTTCCATCCCACTGCATTCGACGGCGCTGTTGCCGCTTCCACGACCGCGGCGGTCCCCTGCGGCGCAGTGCTCTCGACGACGACGGAGGGGGAACTCTCCTCACCCTCAGTGTTTACGAACGTGACCGTGAAATACGCCGTACCACCCGGCAGAGATGCTGCCTCAAACGTGATCACGGGGGCGGCGGCCTGGGGCAGAGGATCTATCACCAACCCGGCGCCCGTATCAATGAACGAGGTTCGAGCCAGCAACCCAAGACGTTGAAATTCGGCCCACTTGCCTTGATATCGATCATTTAACTGGTTGAAATAAGCGTCGCGATAGACCAGGTCGAGCGAGCGATACGTGTGCCAGAGTTTGAGAGCGGGCGTAACGGCCGTATGATCCGTGTCGAGAGGGGCTTCCCCAAGGACCGGCGCATAGATGGACGCCTCGCGGCCGTAGATTGTCGTGAGTTCGATTTGAAGCTCGCTATAAGCGAGGGAGAGCTTGTTCGTGACGTTTATGCCTTCAGTGCCGGCAACCGAAAGCAGGAACGAGTCCTGCTCAACGAGATCGTCGATCGCGGAAGGCGGTCCGTCCTGGAATAGAGCCATTTGATTTAGTCCTTAGGTCCCCGCGCCGGCTTTGGCCGGCTATCAATCGGTTGCACCAAAGTGAATTGCATCCTTTGGGCCGCTGCCAGAGCCTGAGCCGCCCGCAACGCTTCGGCCTGCTTTTCCCGAAACAATTCTGACTCCGCCTCCGTCGCGAGCCGGCCGCGGCTCTCGGCGATGATTCGCGCAGCCAGTCTCCTCGAGACCTCCGTGAAGGTCCCTTCCTTTCCGCCCTCCGGGGTCTCCAGGCTCGCAATCAACACGTAAGGCGCCGGAATTGTAGCCTCGACGTCCCGGATTTTCTTGAAATAACCTTTTAAGTCCATACCACGTCCTTAGAAAAAGATTCAGGGCAACCACGTTGCGTAGTTGCCCTGTTAAGTTGCCCTGTTAAGCTGCCTTGTGAAGCTGCCTTGTGAAGCTCTCGGTTCCTAGCTATTTACCTGTACGCCGAAGTTGTTCCGAAGAACCGCACAACCATAGAGCACATCCACTGTGAACTGCTGCGCCAGGGTGTTCGGCTGATAGCTCATCGTGACGCGCATCCCGAAATTCCCCAAGTCCGCGTACTCCGCAATCGCGCCTGTACCGGGCAACGGTTGAGGCAGCCGGCGAATTACCAAACCAAGCGCGTTCTTCGTAAAGGCAAGGTTATGAGTCGACAGCGGCGCACTCCCCGTATAGGGCACGTACTGTGACCTGAATACGAAGAAGTCCTTCAGCTTCCCGAACGTGCCGTCGATGATCGCTCTCAGCCCAGCTTCTCCGGCGGTCTGATACTCACTGAAGCGCGAGATCTGGCGCATCTGAGAGTAAGTATTCGGGTCAACGACCAAATACTTCGCTTCACTCGCCGGCACCATTGCGGCAAAGAGCGCTGTTTCCGCAGCGTCAATCGTCGCCTCCGTGATTGGAGTGCCTGACGTTCCCAGCGGCGCGTTGGCCGTGAAGCCAGCGTATGTATTCAAAAGGCTCGTCTCGATGCTCTCCGCGATAGCGATAACCGCGGGTTCCATGTAGACCTTTAGCAGGTCCGGCACGGCCAGAACACGAGTCACATCCGGAATCTGAAACGTCGCTTCCGCGTGAGTGTTCAGAACGATTTGCGCATTGCCCAGATTCGGATTTTGCGTCTGGACCGTACCGCCTTCCGCGATGTTGTTTGCCACTAACGACGGCGGAATCGGCACGTTGACCGTGTCGCCCGCATTCGCCAGAACAGGCTCGTAATCGCGATTCACCAGGTTACCCATAATCAGGTTACCCACAAGGGCGGGCAAAGCATCGGCCGCCACAAGTTTTACAATCGCGCTCGCTACGTTTGCTGAGGTAATTGCTGCCATTTATCTCCTTCTTTCTTTGTAACTACTTCTCTAGTGCCCATCTCTTGAGGTAACGCGGAGTATCTCCTGCCGCACGCGTTCCTTGTCTTCGCTGCTCATCCTGGGTGAAATCATGTCCGTGTCGACGGCGCCGCGGCCAGCGCTCTGGCGTTGTCCTGTCGTCAAACCTGTTCCGCCGGGAATTCTCGCGGGAAGAAACTCCGGGTTTTCGTGAACGAAGTTAGTGAGGTACTCCTTGATTCCAAATTCCCCGTTTTCGTTCTTGGCCATGAGGCGTCCGTCCTCAGTGCGCTGGATGTCTCCCTGGACGGCCTTGTAGGCCAGGTCGATCTTTGTCACTCCAAGTGATTGCAGCTCACTTCGAATCTTCGAACTCCGCTCGGCCTGGTCCGCAATCTCCCGGCTGCGGCTATTCTCTTCCGCCATTTGGTTGAGACGTCTTTCCAGAGCCTCGCGCTTCCTTCTCTCCTCCTGAAGCTCGGCTTTCAACGCCGGCTCCCTTCTACCCGAGTCCTGTCGCACGTATTCGGCGATCGCGCGCTGCACCAAGGCCTGCACATCCAGCTCCGGCTGCGATTTCTGGTCGTCCATATTTCCTCCTAGTTCGTTTCGGCCGGTATCGGCTTCTTGAGAGCTTCGTCTATCTCATCGACGATCTGCGATTTTATGTTCTGACGCGCGTCGCTAAGATACTTGAGCGCCACTCGCTTGTATAGCTGACCCTTCACCGTTTCCGATGGAATCTGCAGCGCGAGTACGCTGGCCGCGTCTTGAACTTCGTCCGCAAAGCTCTGGATATCGAATTCATCCATTCCGGAGACATCGATTTGAATCCCGTCCTGCCTTGCCTCCGAAATGGCCGTTAGGACCTCCTGGACGGAATCCTTCACTACGTCACCGTAAGACCGGAGAATCTCTTCGGTCACACTGAAGTCCCAGGCCTTGCTCAACCCGCTCTGGTTTGCCCCGCCTTTTCCGCCGCTTATCTCGCTATTCATATAGCAGACGCGGTAGATCTCATCCTTGAGACTGACCAGGTTGTCGGCGGCGATCTGGTAGACATGCCCTTCCGGCTCCGTCCATCCGAACTTATCTTGAGCCCCAAGCTGAATGAAATAGGATTCACCCATGATTTGAGCGAACTCGCGGTCCGAATACACCACCGGAACCGCGAAAAGCCCCATTGTCAGAGCCCACGCCAGAGCATTTGATTTGTTGAAGTGCTCCAGTTGAAGCAGAGAAACCTTGTTCATCAACCAAAGCCCTTCGGTGACTGAAAGCTCAAAGATAGGAACCTTCTTCTGGCGCGATAGCGCATGCGGGCCAGACGCTACCAGCTCCGGCGATCCATTTCCGCCGGCGGCCGCCGTTTCGCTGGCGTAAACTTCAAAGCTTTCGCGATCGTAGTAAATCCAGCGCGTATGAGTCTTCCAGGATTCGTCTCGAACGCTCGATTGCTTGACAGTAGCGGTTCGAATTACGATCCAATCGAGAACACCGAACTCATCATAGGACCAGTTGATCACCTCATCGGC